GTCTAAGGATAGCGCTAAATAATCTTGAAAATCTCCGCTATAATAGGCGGGACTAACGCTAAGTACTAATAAAATGATTAAAACAATTCTATGCATATTTTATCATCATCCCAGAAAATTCATGACGCCGAAAGAGGTTATTAAGGTGGCTAGGCCGGTGGAGATGCCTATATAATACCAGTACCTATGCTCTAAGGTAGATAATCGAGTTTCAGTGTCCTTTTGGCAGGTCTTTAAGTCGTCTATGCCGATCTTTATATAGTCTAAAGTGGCTTCTATATTACCCAACTTTTCATAGATGGGATCACGGGTGGTCATTAAGACCACCTAAAGAGTCTTACCCGCAATAGCCTTGGACCCAAACCAAAAAGCCACTGCCATGCCTACAAGGGTTACATCGGTCGTAAGACCAGCCAGGTATCCGATAATCAGTAAAACAGTAATAATAAACCGTGCACTTATGATATTTTTCTCTACAACGTTAACTAACATTTTAATTACCTCCAACTATAAACGTACTATTGCCTTGTCTAATTTGCTTCAGGGCTTCCAGTTCAAGCACATCTGAACCAAAAGCTTCTTTCCACTCCCAGCGGTTGTACTTAGCACCACCGTTTGCGTTAGCAGCTTTGAAGAAGTTCGGTCCGTATGTTGACACTATCTTATTGAAAGAGTTCTCATTAATGATACACCCAATGATTTTATCTTCGGGCTTAAGTTCCGCTTTCTTTACTTCTCTGTACCCTGCATCCTCTTCGACGTCCAGAATTTCCCATCTTTTGACTAAGTCTACTGCTCTAAAGTCTGGGATCAACGTTTGCTCGCCCACAGGAAGGTCCTTCTCCATACCAGTCCAGGGGATACAGTCTAACCAGTTTACTTCTTGAATAGCCATATTAAATCTCCTTTTACTACGTCACTATTAACGTTAAAAAGGTACGTGCTACTTAGAGGGGATTTAGTTCCCCTCCAGAGTAGCTACTCTCTTAGTCAGGGCGGTTACTTGCGCAGATAGTTCTTTGATAGCCTGAATAGCCACCGGCAGTAGCTTTCCCGCAGTAACTTCCAGCTTGTTCGGGTTCTCATCATAGACTAAGTTCAGCCAGGGGTCTATCTCCTGTAGATCCTGCGCGATGAACCCAGCATGGTGGCCCTCAACCTCTACTCCATCTCTGCGATCCCAGTCAAACTCTACTGGTCGAACCTGGTTAATAAAATCCAGCCCGAGTGACAAATCCTCGACGTTCTTCTTGTCGCGCGCATCAGACAGAGAGGTAATGGATTGCACCTGGCAGCGTAGTGCAGTGATGCTTGCGTTGCCTAAGGTAATCTCATCGGATACAGTGGCGGAGGATGCCGTTGATCCGTTACCTATGATAGTGTTATTGCTACCAGTGGTCAGGTTGCTTCCAGAGCTATATCCAAGTGATGTATTATTAGTACCAGAAGTATTATTCAAAAGTGCACTTGAACCTACTCCAGTATTTCGCGTACCAGAAGTTGAATTTCCAGCGGTAGCACCAATATAGGTACAGTCCGATCCTAATGCCACAGTAACGGATCCCATTGCACTGGCTCCTACAACAACATTATTGGTTCCTGCACTAGGTACATTTCTCACAGCACTACGGCCTACGATAACATTACTCGATCCAGTATTTGCGGCTTTCATGGCACCGTAGCCGATAACGACATTGTCAACAGGAGAACCAGTACCATCACCCATTGCACCGGCTCCGATCACTGTATTATAAGTACCACCAATAGCAGCAGAATATGCTGAGTTACCTACAACCGTGTTGTCAGTTCCTGTGATATTTGCAGCAGCGGCACTATATCCTATGGCAGTATTATTTACACCAGTAGTAGATTGTAGTGCATTGTATCCAATACCGACTAGTCCATTTGCACTCTGTGCAGATGCTACTGCACTCTGACCAATAGCAACTGTATCTGAGCCAGCGCGTAGCTTATTTCCAGCATCCGGCCCCACAGCGATGTTGTTATTTCCAGAAGTAAGGTAAAAGAGCGTACCGGCACCCACACCTATGTTAAAGCTACCAGAAGGTGACGGTGCTCTAAAAGCTCCAGAACCAACAGCAGTATTCGAGTTTCCGGTTACTGCTCCGTTCATAGCCAAATATCCAATACCTACGTTCTCTACGCCGGTCATGGCACCACTCAGAGCGTTAGTTCCTACAGCGGTATTATACCCTAAGCCTGTATTTCCATAGAGAGCCTGATACCCGACAGCCGTGTTATTAATAGCAATAGTTGCCGAGTACAGCGATTCAGTACCAAGAGCAGTATTGGATGACCCCTGAGTGCTGGATTTTAAAGCCTTTGATCCAATAGCTGTATTAGATCCACCAACACTATTAGTGATAAGCGCATTATATCCCACGGCAGTGTTAGATCCACCATTAGTGGTATTTTCCATCGCTTGAACGCCTATAGCTATATTATTAGAGCTATTTGCTTTCAGAAGAGCACTATCTCCTATTGCGATGCTATTACCAGCAGCGGCAGTCTGACCGCCTAAGGCGTTAGTACCTATTGCAATACAAGAACCAGTTATGGTGTTAGCATCTAGTGCGCCGTAACCAATAGCAATGTTACTAGGACCAGAGGTGTTAGCGGCAAGTGCATTGTAGCCTATAGCAGTGTTATTAACGCCCGTATTAGCCGATAGTGCATTGTATCCAATACCGACTAGTCCATCTGCACTCTGGTTATTTGATACTGCATTATAACCAATAGCAATATTATTAGAACCAGCGCGTAGCTCCGTTCCAGCATTCTGCCCTATAGTAACGTTGTTCTGTCCAGAAGTAAGGCGAAGTAGAGTCTCGGCACCTATACCTATGTTAAAGCTACCAGAAGGTGACGGTGCTCTAAAAGCTCCAGAACCAACAGCAATATTCGCGTTTCCGGTTACTGCTCCGTTCATACAGTCGTATCCAATACCTACGTTCTCTACGCCAGTCATGGCACCGCTCATCGCAGTATGTCCGACGGCAGTATTATAACCTAAACCAGTATTTCCGTATAGAGCATGATACCCGACAGCTGTATTATTAATAGCAATAGTTGCCGAGTACAGCGATTCAGTACCGAGAGCAGTATTGTATGATCCTTGACTGGTGGAGTTTAAAGCCTGGAATCCGACAGCAGTGTTTCTGGAAGCATCCGTCATAGAGGTTGCAGCATTTGCTCCAACCGCAGTATTATAATAACCAGCGTTTAGAGCATCCAGTGCGAATGACCCAACAGATACGTTTTGGTAACCAGTGGTAGCTGCCGTTAGTGCATTGTAACCTACTACCGTATTGGCTTGGGCGGTCGATGCAACAGCCATGGTGCCTGATCCAACCGTTACATTCTGTATGCCTGTGGTAAGTGCCTGTGAGGATTTACCAATGGCTACGGTATCGCTATTAGCATAGGTTAGTAAGGCATTATACCCAATAGCAACGTTATTAGATCCAGTTATGTCTGCTCCAAGAGCTTGATTACCTAGTGCTACGTTATTGTCTCCGGTAGTTTCGCCATCTGCAACGAAGTAACCGAGAGCGACGTTATAACTTCCTGAGCTAGTTATATTCTTAAGTGCTTGAGTACCTAGTGCGATGTTGTCATTACCACCACCACTTCCACCCATTGAGTTAGATCCTATAGCAATACAAGAACTAGCAGTGCCTACAGCAGTACTCAGCGCTCCATATCCTATTGCGATATTATCAGCGTCAAATGTTGCAGAGGCTAAGACACCCGATCCTATTGCAATGTTTCTAGTAGCTGTGGTTGCACTTGTTAGAGCATTATAACCAATTGCTATGTTATCCTGACCAGTACTAAGCTTCCATAGGCTCTTAGCTCCAATACCCGTGTTACGTGACCCAGTTACTAACTCTAGTGCGTTGCTACCAATTGCTGTATTGTACTGGGCAGTAGTGCTGTCGTTTAATGTGTTATATCCTAAGGCAATATTATAAGTACCAGTAGTATTATTTTCAAGAGACCGCGCACCTACTGCTAGGTTGTTACTTCCGAGTGTATTAGAGAGTAGAGAGGCGTATCCTAAAGCAACGTTATCGTTGCCCTGTGTATTACCCATCAGAGCAGTTACGCCGACAGCTACGTTCTCATCACCATCTGTATTAGATGTTAAGGCGTAAGAACCAATAGCACAGTTATTGTTTCCAATGGTATTGTCCATTAGAGTATAAGCTCCTATTGCAATGCCTGCTAACCCCGTGGTATTGGATTCTAATGCCGAAGTGCCTATGGCTACGCAATCATCTACATTGGTTATAGACTGTAAAGTCGAGAAACCTAAGGCCACGTTATAGTTACCAGAGAGATTATTACGCAATGCGCTACGACCAATAGAAACGTTTCCTGACCCTGTCGTATTAGCGTATAGTGCTGAGGTTCCTAAAGCTAGGTTATAAGACCCTGTAGTATTATCGAAGTTAGCTAAAGATCCAACCGCTGTGTTAAAAGTACCAGAAGTGTTATTATATAATGCTTCATATCCAATCGCAGTATTATCGTTAGCTGTAGAGTTTAATAACGCATAAGCACCTACTGCTGTATCGCGTATACCAGTGACATTAGTGAATAAGGCACGGCCACCAATAGCGACATTGTTAGATACTTCGTTATTCTTTAAAGCTTCACTGCCTAATGCAACATTTCCTGTCCCAGATACGTTATCCATAAGGGCATCAAACCCTATGGCTGTATTATAGTTGCCTATAGTATTGGCAGTTAAAGCATAAGATCCTTCTGCGGTGTTACCTTTACCTGTTGTATTATCATCAAGGGCACAATTACCTATTGCTGTATTATCAGTACCAGTAGTATTATCTATTAGGGTATCTGTTCCTAAAAGGGTGTTAGTCTCATCCTTATCTACCCTCGGTCCCCCATATCTCTGAGACAATTTGATCAGCTCCAAGAAAGAAGTTCAATGGTCTGAGCAGCAGTACTTGATGCGAAGTATAGGCTGACTCCGATAAGATCTAATTGAATATCAGTACCATACGACCAATTGGAAGGTAAAGTATGGTAGGGATCAATTGAGGTAGCTACTACTCCTGGAAGGAATGCGTATCTAATAGAGGCGGTACCCCTATTTCTAAACTCGAATGCCTTGCAGCCGTCGGGAAGTAGATAGCTATATTCAGTATCAGCTAGAGGCATTACGAGAACTGCATCCAGCATCTCTCTTCCTACATCAACTGTAGACCCGCCGGTAATCTGTGCATCTACCTTTAGTCTACCTTCTAGTGTAGATCCAACGTTAGCTCCACCACTACTAAATATCCTGGCATTAACTAGTTCTACCATTTAAACCAACTCCACCCAAAGGTCTGCACGAGCATTTTGACCTGAAATTCCGCCTATTGTTATAAGAAGTTCCTGACAAGCCGATACATCGAAGGTACCTAACTGTCTGACTACTGATCCTCCTACCATGTCCGGACTTGATACTGCTACAGCGGGACCGGCGTAGAAGAACGAGTCAGGAGCCTCTGTTTTGTAAAACGGAACAGCGATGAAGTAAGGTTTGGTTCGAGCGTCCGTTACAGTGAACTTTACATATACATCTGCACGTGTCTTGCCAGTGCATATAATAGGGGTAAGTGGTGTAGGTAGTATGAAAGCATTACTCCAATCGAATACAGGATCAGATATAGTTAAACCAGTACCTACAACTCCAAAGGCTACTTGACCAGGAGCTGCCAGGACACTAGGACTTGTAGTTACACCGTAGGCTCCGATGAATGCTCCAGCAGCTCTCTGTGTCTCGTTTACGAAACCAACCCAAAGGGGTGAGGTATCAGTACTAAAGAACAACTGGTAATGGTGTGCGTTAGTAACCTGAGGTATATTGATCGTTATTATATTTGTATTAGTACCAGCGGGTACTATTTTTTCTTGGATGATACTTCTATTACTGACCCCCATACCTGCGATGCCAGCAGTATATGCGATATAGTAGGATAGATTACCCGTTAGGTATCCTCCTGTAGTAGCAGTAGAAGTTACAATAGCTGCATTAGGATCAATGAGTATAACATCGGGCGAAGTTACGTTAGATCTATGCATAAATCCAACACTACGAATATCTCTCTGAGTAACGTTAACCATTTTAATACCTCCATTTTAAATGTATTCTATTTGTGACTAAATACTTCGGTATGAAATGGTTAGCCATAGAAGACAACTCCTATATTGCCAGTAGTAACCCACGCTCTCAAGCTGGTCACACCGCCAAGATTTAAAGATATAATCACTAATTCGTTGCAGAAAATAGGACTGGTAGCAGAAGCATCCGCATTAATATTTAAGTAGGCTTCCGAGTCTTTGGCTGCAAAGATCAATGCCTGAGTACTGGAAGCCGGAATCGTTATAGTTTCACTTGCACCAGTCGTCGTAGTTCTATATTGACCTTTGTATGTTTGGCCTCCGCCACCCATCAGCGAAATGATAGTATCCTGTTTAGCTTCGGTAGCGGGTGTGGATATAAGCTTAGCTAAGATAGCTTGCTCAGCAGCTATCTGTGTAGTCTGGTTAGCTGAAGTAGCATCTCCTCCACCGCTTCCGCCCGTAGAGGCGTTAGGTATGCTAGATCCAGAGAGAGAAGTACGCAGCGTACCCATTTGATTCGCATTAAGCGGCTTGACCTGTATTTTTAAGGCACTATAAAAGTCATTTACGCTTGTTTCTACAGGCGCACCTGGCTGTACCGTGTACGTATTTGTGAAGGTAGGATCTTGAAAGGTGGAGCCACCATCATTGCTTACCATTATTTTTACTATTAAAGGCAGGTTGATAGCCTCGAATTTTAATCGTTTAGTCGAACAAAAATGTGTTATCCAGGTGTAGACGTCCGCGTAAGCATTGCTTGACGTGGTAAAATCGGCTACAGTGGGGCTCTGGAATAACATGGTGTCTTTACTTGTATAATATACCATAATTAATCTCCTAATTATATAATTTACTGTGACCGAACGAATACTGATAGATCACTGAGTAGTGCAATGTCACCATTGTTCGGTGCCGATACCCAAAGCTCGAAGTAATCGTTCTTTACAAAATCCTTTAAATACACGATTGTTGCGAAGGTTGTTGGCTGATTCGCGTTTATTACTCGAACAGTTAATGGTCCGAGAGGCATACCAAGACCATTCTTCTTGATACCTACATTTATATTACGTCCGTTATTATCCTCTGTTATGGCACCGGTCACCCATGCTATTAGATCCTGCGTATGATCCGTGAGTAGTGTGATCCTGTTATTGGTGATCCCAAACTTACATGAATAGGTATCAGGAGTTACCTCAGCACTGACAGTAGGTGATAGCGTTCCTAAGTTCACTACTGGCATCATACCTAACCAGCCTTCACCGGCGGTAGTAAACTCTATTGTCCAAGTCTTGGCTGCTGTTAATTGAACTACAGTTACTGCGGTAACGTTACTTAGGTTATTGATCGCAGTCTGGATTGTAGCTGCACTTGCATTCCAAGCTATACTAGCGGTGGTCTGGCCGCCAATCGTTATAGTGAAGGCACCGGAGGTAGCCGCTACGTTAAAGTTGATCAGCTTCTTGGAGTTAAAGTTCAACTTATAATAAGTATCAGCAGTTGTGCATGTGGTAGTTGCTGTGCTATCTACCACATTCACCTTACAGTGAGGCTTCTTGTCTTCCGTACCGATACATGCTATAATCTCTATGTTAGCGTCGCGACCATCTGCTCTACTAAAGTCAAATCCATCGGTAAAGGTTCCGACGTTATTGTAGGAACAGCCAATGATATTACAGATTCCAGCTGGGTGGTAGTTGGTTGGATCGTACAGTATGCACGTCTGACCTGAAGTATTCATGAACAGCAGATGCCCTAAGATGAAGTTCTCAAGATGCGCTGATTTAAGATGAACGCCCATCGAGCAGTTCTCAAAGGTGCCTATCTCAAGTTCTTTGATGGTAGTCCAGCCAGGGTTAGTAACATACTCTGATGTGACCCCAGCAGTACAATCAGATATGGCGAAGTTCAGCATGAATACGTCAGTACCCACAAGGTCATGAACACCACAGTAGAAGTTTGAAATAACGGTTTCGCGTACCTCACTATAACATACATTAGTCGTATAGGTAATGAAGTCCTCGCCATCAAGCATACCATAATCCGTTAAGGTACTTCCATCTCCTGTTATCATTATAATGTCACAGTTTGATCTAATGTCAAACATAGCCATGCCGGTTAATCCTGTTGCCGCCTGTAGTGTAGTAGGCTGGGAGCCTTGAATCTGCAGATCATAGGCAGCGTTGTTCACTACGATGGTCTCAGGTACTTGGAAGTTACAAGCATCTAACTGTATCATAGTATTTTGAGTAGCGTGCGCGTTAAACCAATCGACCGCTGCCTTTAATTCAGTAAAATCACCGTAAGGTCCAACCACAAGTCTGTATTTAAACTTATTTTGGTCTCTGTCTCTCTGCATCTTGCTCAGCTCCAGGTGATTAGTTCGATTACATCGCCAGCTGTTGCTGTCGCGACGTAGAGAGTCTTGTCAGTTAGATCCAGTATTTCAGTGCTCTGATAAGTAGCGCCGCGCCTAAGTGTGAAGTAAGGATCGGTGGAACCAGCTACTTTACCAGTCGTGAAAGCAAACCTGGCTGCCTCTCCAGACCTGGTCCAAAACTCAAAGCCTTTACATCCGGTGGGCAGTGCCTGAGAATATTCGGTATTTATAGTTGTCATAGTAATATTATATTGTCCAATAGTGGTGGACGCGCTTATTATTTTAGTTGTCACTGCTTCCACAGCTGTCTTAACATCGCCAATAGAGGTATTGATTGTACCCTGTAATGATGCTGTGGCAGGATCATTTGAGAGCTTAGCGAGTATGGCGTTTGACGTTATCTCTTTCGACATATTACTATCAATCGAATCTACTGCGTTTAATATATTCGCAAGGTGCCCTATCTGAGTTGACTGATTGGCTGCTGTAGCGCCATTGAGTGGTATCTTTGTCAGTATAGCTGATAACGTAGCCTGTGATCCTAGCAGTCCTACAGATGATGCAACTGCTTGAGTAGCTGTCAGTACTGACCCCAGAGTCACATCAGTAGCGACTCCTGGTATATATAGGTTCGCATCTGGGAAGCTAACTCCAGTTACTGAAACTTCGAGTTTTCCATCCGTTACTAAGGCTGTATCGCCTAGGTCATTCTGTATCTTAACACCGAGCATAATATTTCCTCCAAAAATTAATTTAACTTAAGTACACTATTCTGTATACTTAAGCAGTCTTGTAATCTATTCCCCAGTAGCTCACGATGGTATTCAATCCCGCCGTGCTATACATTGTCATTACGTACGCCGAACTTATGAACCATCTGCATTCTTTATATATTTAGCAGTAGACTCATAAGTTCAGTAGTATATTCCATAGTATCGCCTATTTAACGTTCCGCTTCTACAATTACCCATAAATCTTCCATATATCTTTCGTCGCTATTTGTATGGTTAATAAACTCATATGGCATATAGCCGTAGCCATAAAATCCCCACTCAGGACCCCACGAGTTTCTGACTAGGAAGGCACCTCGAGAAGTGTGCTTAGTAATAGGGTTTGTCATTGTCATTCTATCCTCATATCCTACAACAACCATAGCATGGTTACCGACAACCGGGTCGCCTTCACTTGGATAGTACATATCACCGTTCGTGCTTTGCTTCATACTATCAAACAGAGGTGTGCCAAATAAAATTGGTCGTTTCTTCAATATTTGTGCTTTTATTTGGTCTAATACATCTGGTTGCTTAGGATCTGCTGACCGCACTAACGCCAGATATTCCGTTACCTGGTGTTTCTCTGCTACTTTTCGAGAAAGCCAAGTAGGTTCACAGGCCTGCAAAGACTCAATATATCTCCACATCCAATTGGGTGGTGCACCATACTTAGCAAGTGCCTTCATAGTAGCCCTATTAGAACTTCCATTATCTCCTTCTACCTTACCACTGCATATCAGCCTAGAGTAATAGTAAATAAATAATCTAGACGGGTTATAAGGTTTTTCTCCCCCTACGATACGGTTTGCCTCTAATAGGCATGCCGCTGCGTTGGCAGTACACGATCCCAAGCCACCTTGATGGACTACCGGTGGTAGATAGTCCATCAAATTAGCACTTGTCGGAAGTCTAAGCGCACCCTTATGGTCTCTTGGCAAGTGCGACATAAGTAGCTTTTCTACTGCGGGATTATCTATCGTAAAGTCTCGACTATCGGGTTCCTGTTTTATCCATCCGTCCATACGGTATTCTGTCATATTTAAATCTCCATCAATGTATTTAATCTCAAAATTGTTCAAATTCGATACTGACCAATTTAGTCTTTATTTTGGGTTCAATTTAAAGCTCCAGTTGTAGAATTACCCACAAATCATCCATATACGGTCCGCATGCTTCATTGGTAAGATACTCATATGGCATCCAGCCGTAGCCTCCATCTCCCCAAGCAGTACTCCACGAGTTTCTGATTCGGAAGGCACCTAGAGTAACTTTTTTATCAATAGGGTTTACCATTCTCTTTCTATCATCATATCCTACAATAACCATAGCATGGTCACCAAGATACTGTTCATCTTCACCTGGGTAGTAAATGTAACCTTTATCATCGCTAGTTAGACTCTCATATAGAGATGCGCCAAATAAAATTGGTCGTTTAAGCATTATCTGTGCTTTTATTTGGTCTAATAGAGATGGTTGCTTAGGGTCCTCTGGCTCCACTAACGCCATATAGATCGTTACCTGGTGTTTCTCTGCTACTTTTCGAGAAAGCCAAGTAGGGGCATGGTCATGCCAAGACTCAATATATCTCCACATCCAATTGGGTGGTGCACCATACTTAGCAAGTGCCGCCATAGTAGCTCTATTAGTACATCCAGCATCTTCTACCTTACCATCAAGCATCATCCTAGAGTAATAGTAAATAAATAATCTAGACGGGTCATAAGGTTTTTTTCCGGCTACTATACGATATGTATCTAATAGGCATGCCGCTGCGTTGGCAGTACACGATCCCAATTTACCTTGATCTACTATCTCTGGCATCCATTCTAGTATATCAGCATATTGCGGAAGTACAGTCGCACCATTAAGATCTTTTGGCAAGTGCGACATAAGTAACTTTTTTACTATAGGATTATTTATTGAGTAGTCTCGGCTATCTGGCTACTGTTTCTTCCATCCGTCCATACGGTATTCTGTCATGGTTAATATCTCCATTAATGTACTTAATTTCAAAATTGTTCAAATTCGATACTGACCAATTTAGTCTTTATTTTGGGTTCAATAGTACCTTAAAAGTTTAGGTGCTAATTTAGAACTTCAGTACGTTGATAGGGATAAGACCATCTTCGTCAATGGCTATTTGAATGTTCTGAATAATATATAACCTGCCGTTGGAGGGATCATGGATGTTGGCTGTATCAAATCGAATTTGGTCACCAATCACCAAGGTGCGATCTAGTAGGTACGCTTCTGCGGTTGGGGCAGTGAACACGCCGGCAGCATTCCAATACGGGCTCCCATGATCGTACCACGCGCACGCTATCTCTCTGCCAGTGTCGTTCTCCAACTTTCTTCCAATCGTGTCGTAGCAAGATACTACAATGGTGCCAGTAGCACAAGTGCACGCAATCGTAGCAATGGTATCAAAAGTATACGTGCCACGCCTATCCTGATTGGCTGCTAAGGTAAGAGTCTCCACTCTAGCAACGCCGTCCAGTGATCCGGTCACGGTAACTGTGCCCGTGCTGGTTGCAAGAAACCCCAATTTAAAGTCTACTGTGGGGAAGGTGGTTAAAGGCGTTAGACTGGGTGCTACCGCACCATTAAAAATGGTAAAGGGTGATTTAGTTATTGCAAGTAGCGTAGCGCTGAACCAATCGTCATAATCGCTATGAGCATAGCCTCTTGGCATGCTTACACATCTCCAGTCGTGTTGAGGTACTGCTGCCCCTTTGGGTCCATCATTCCGATGCTAAATATCTTAGGTTCGTTTGGACCAGAAGCGAACATTGGTGTAGCTGAGCTAGTAGTTGTAGCTGCCTTTCTCATAAACTCAGCCATGTTCATCCAGTGGTCAAACTTCTGAGACAGCGACAAAGACAGTGGTCCCATAGTCCTATCTACCTGGTTGGCATAGTTTCCAAGGATGCTCTCTGAAGCTTTGTACGCAATCCATTTCATATTATTGGTATTCTGGGTATTTATGATGTAAGTTATCTCTTCATCTGCTAACTCCCAGGGGTCTTCGGTTATCCTGAGTAGTAGTCTAATTGTATCTACCTTAGAACCCGTTGGGTTTGCCGCGCTCCAAGGGTTATATCCGTAACTGTAGGTGGGTGCTGCCATATTATTTTCCTCCATGAAATCAAATTGCTTTCACCTGTTTTCCGCCGATACAGTAGTCCGACGGGGTAAAAGCACTAAAAGAAATTATGAACAGGGGTATTCTTCTTGATTAGATGAGACATCTGTCTGAAGTGGTTCCCTACTTCAATAAATAAAAACCGACTCTTTATGAGGTATGGATGTGATTCCTGCCCGGAGTCGAGTCGGCTTCTGTTTTAAAAAGATTTAAGCTACTGCCTCACCCATGAAGCAGCCAAGGTCAGAGGCGGTCATCTTCATATCGAAAGCCATCTCGCCCTCGATTCGATCTACCTCTCTGGGTTCAATTCTGAATTGCTTGATTCTGAGACCGGCTCCAGAAGCACCGAAGTAACCCTTCCAGGAGAAAGTGTATCCTGCGGAAGGCTGTTCGATGGACGGTGACGGGTTTGCGAAAGCGAGCAGAACGTTCTTGCCATAGACAAGAGACATAGAATCTGTCTGTCCCTTAGCAGCAGTGTTCACAGAGACGCGGGGTACGAGATACTTCTCTACACCAAATACAGCTGCGAGAATGTCCTCAGTCACGATGCCGCGCTGGGTGTACTTTATTCTGTCCAGTATCTTGGAATGGTTCTCAAGTACCTGATGTACTTCGGGACCTACAACCATTATATTGGGCATGTATCCGGTAAGCTTCAGAACGTTGAGCATCTGATTCTTGACGGTAATGACCGGATCAACTGTTACATCATCGAAGGGGACAAAGTCGTGGTCGGTTGTACCATCCAGGGTTGTATCCCATCCAGAGGTTTTGGTAAAGAATGCCTGAACGAATGCCTGCTCTCTCTTCCTGAGAAGCTGCTGGGTAACGTACTGGGTTGCATCCTTATCGAAATTGGCGGCGATCATTTCATCAGCGTTCGCGCGAATGTCGTCATCAATATCCTTGTGAATCGCATACTTCTCACAGTAGTAGGTAGGAGTGTTATCCAGAGACCAGCCGCCACCAACAGACTCTGTTGCGGGTGCGCGTGCCTGTGCATCTACTCGTGCCCAGTCGCCTTTCTGATATACATAGTATCTGTCAGCTCTGCGCATAACGGGTAGGTTCGGAAATACGTTATCAGCAACCAGATACTTCTGGTTAAGTTGGTACCTGATCGCCATATCGGTAAGAGGTACATTTACGTGGCTATCGCCTTGTGTTGGGTATGGCATGTTTAGACACCTCCGAGGGTGGGTTGAATGCGGATTAATAGGGTTACAGATCCTTCAGTGTAGGTAGTTACACCTGTTGCAGCAATGCTAATTGCCTGTCCCGCGGTAAAGGTATTGAGAGCGGTAATTGCAGATCCTGCTACTACAGTGCCCATTGCGCTTGTGCCAGATAGAGTTAGTACTCCACCAGTGGTTGCGGTGCCTGCGATCTTAACAGCGATCGTTGCGGCCTTTCCAGAGGTTGTAACTGGTATGTTAGTTACGGCAGCAATAGAGACGATGGTGCCTGCATATCCGGGGGTATAGTTAGTTACAATATCACCGTTGGATACAGCGGGTAGATGTACTGGGATGGTTACGGTATTCTCGCCGACGGCGTTGCCCCATGCGGGTGCAAGTGCGCCCTTAGCGACTAACATCTTACCAGAGGTTCCAGCAGCGAGTCCGGCCCAGCCAGATCCAGTGCTGTATGCTACTGCACCTATACCAGCAGAAGGTAGCGTTCCAGCTGCCATGCGTGGTAGGATCATAACGGACTTAATGTCGCCGGTGGTTCCAGTTTCAAGCGCATAACCAAGAATTACATCACTGGTGGTTGCTGCTACTAACTTACCGGTTGCATCGGGTGTGAGAGCCTGTAGGTATGAGGATACTGCTCCACCGTACATAGCTGGATGTACACCGAGAACAGCTACCTGAGATGCTACTGGTATAGCAACAGAACCGACATTGTTATCCTTCAGGATACCGATTGAAGCTTCACCTGCTCCACAAATCTCTAAGAATCCGGTCGTTCCGATCTTTACAGCAAGAAACTGTTTGGTGCTTAGGTCAGATTGGGTCGTAAACATTCCTAGGTCAAATACTGGTACTTCGTATGGCATAATTAATTTCCTCCTCTAAGGTACGCTTTGTATACATCTGGGTTATTCTCCCAGAACTCTGCACGTGCAGAAGCTTTCTGATCTGGATTGGTTGATCCGCTCTTACTGACCTGTGCTTCTGCATAAGCATTAGCCTGGTCAAGTGGTGATGCGATTTTAACTTCCTTCGATGTGCCAATCTCGCCAAAGGCAGCGGATTTGACAATGACTGCGGATGTAGCAACAAAAGCTTTCCTTATAATAGCTACTTCCTCGGAAGATAACTTTCTCTCACCCGCGGCTTTAAGAACAGAAGTAAGTTGTTCAGTGGTTGCTCCAAGTATGCCAGACATTGTAGCCTTAACTTCGCTGGTAATAGCGGCAGTCTTAGCAACATCTTCAAGCTTAGCCAGCCTTAGAGTAGCTTCCTTAGCCACCTTCGCTTGGTTCTCAGCGTTCTTTCGAATGCTTTCCACACTGGCAAAGATAGCCTGTAGCTCAGCGTCCTTAGCCTGGAGAGCCTTCTGAAGTTCGACGACTTTACCGACAGACTTCTCAACAGAGGCTTCTTCTTCTTCTTCTTCTTCTTCCTTCTTCTTCTTTTCTTCTGCCTCTAGTTCTTCAGGAGTCTTAGGAGCGTCTTCTTTCTCGACTTCTTTCTCCTCTTCGTCGTCTTCCTTCTCTACTTCAGCTTCCTCTTTCTTCTTCTCTTCCTCTTCTTTATTAAGGTTTTCCAGAAGCTTTTTCTTCTCTTCCTCACTCATTTCTTCCTTTTCTACCTCGGGGCAGCCTGCCTCTATTTTCTTAGGCTCCTCCCCCTCGGCTTTCTTCACACCTTTCTTCATTTTATCAATCTCCTTCGTGGACTTAAACAGCGTAATTGGTGTCTCCGCTGCTTTTTGGATCTTCTGAAATTCCTCGTCGTTAGCGCCCTGGGAAACCAGGGACACTTTTTTGACAGTGAATTTCGTTAGTTTTTGTGGCATTATACCTCCCGGCGGTTCAAATATATAATCGTTCAATAGTACTATATCTCGAATGGTGCTAATAGTTTAACAGATAAATTACGCCTAGAGATAGGAGTCTGTCTCCTCATAAATTACAAGTACACTGAATGGTGCTAATTGTGAGTTTTCTCTCCCTTACCAGTACGTCAAGTATCTATGGTGCTAATATCGTCATACGGGTGTTCGTACACCTGTGCCTTCAATACTATATGCGTTATATATTCCTTTTCGAACCTTATCTGCTAGGTCCTGTGGTAGTAGTGTCCCCATCAACCAGGCTCCTTTCACATACTCCCTCTTTCCAAGCATACCATCTTCCTTCGCGATCCAGCTCTCGACCGGATAAGCGTCTACATCTTTCTCGTGGTCGATATTGATTATTCTATACTCCTTCATATATTCATGAGATGCTGCTTCAATATCTTCCTTGGACATGACGTCCCCCTGGAGGTCTGCCTTGTCCGGCGCTAATACTACACCATAAACGACATTGTCTGCCATCTTAGCTATCTCGATGACATATGACTTTATACAGTCTTCAACATCTACTACTTCATCGGATATAACTATTGACGGTGCTTCAAGTGACTTGGGTCTGCTTATCATACCACCAGCAGTAGCGCGTGCCATTTTATGCGCGGATTCCTTAATGTCTTGACCTATTGTGGGGTTTGCTATTATGAATTGGTGGAAGGCATCTAGGTACTCTCGTGTATGAGTCTCGCCTTTCATGACACCTGATTCGTCTGCCTCTGGCTGACTCTCCTGCATCCTTCGCCACTCGGATAGCTCCAGGTAGTGTTTATATTCGTCCTTAGCATGTTCTGCCAGGATCGCTTGAAGCTTAGGACACTCTGTAAATTCAACGGAGGATTCATATTCATAGGCAGCGATACTCTCCTGATCCATAAAGTATAGAGCTGTATCATCATCCGAGGCGGACTTCTTAATAGCCTCAAAGCTTTTCTCTACGAAACCATTCGCATGCATGGCTGCTGCTTGTGCCTCAGCGTCGGATCTGTTGGCGTAGCACTTGCCCTCGGTCCCATATTTAAACCCTTTTCCACCTTCTGGCAGTGTGCATTCTTGTATAGGCATTATATCATCTCCTTATTTATTCTAATCCTTCTCCGTAGTCTCTAACAGGTACCAGATAATGGATGCAGTGTGGGTGTTGGAATCCTTCCGAACGTGCTTCCTCCAATGAGGGGTACTTAGAGCTTATGCCTGTTAGACTAACTATCTTCCCTTCCCAGTACTTACAGGTCTTACAAGTAGCTGCGGTTTCATTCTGAGAGACTCTCATCAAGTCCTTGCCGTCTTCTAAAGATCTGTTTATTGCTCCCTCAGTATATGCGTTTCTTGCAGTCGTGATAGCAAGCATCGCGACAAACGCTGCCAGACCAAGGACCTTTCCGTCTATGGTCTTCTTGCCTGGAATCTCCTCGTTCTTTATACTCTCGACCATTTCAATTATGTTATCTTTAATGCCTCTAGTGTCGATGGTTCTGGCTAATATGTTCTTCGCCTTAAGCTGTTTATACTCAGCTATCTTGTTTCTTGTATAATTACCGATGTTTTGGTCTGCCTCAATCAAAGAGCTTTTCATCATCTCAATCTGAGAGGCTATAGAATCCGCATGCGCCTTGCTGCTCACAGAACCCGAGCCTTTTAAGTACAACCCTGGTATGGTGTAGTCAATCCATTTGTTGCCTTGTGTGAGTAGCTTCTCGCGCAGTCTGTCAGTATCCTCTTCCAGGGTGTCTATCTTGCCGCTAATGAATGCCTGTTCCATAAGTGCCTTGATCTTATCCGCTCCTATAGTGTATAGGTTTGTAAGCTCTGTTGCTTGAGACCTAATCGCTCCTTTTGGTGTTCCTTTGATAGGTGCCGCTTTTTTCAGGTCGACTACAAATAGAGAGTCTATCCAGCTATCGGTTTTCTTTCCAATGTTTTTCCATAATACAGCACGTAGCTTAGCTTGCATCTCTTTAGGAATGTTCTTCCAAAAAGAA